TCGTCAAAAGCGTAGGACATACAGATGACATCCGTCCTTAAGTCCTGCGCGTAATTGTAGACCCCGGCGACCCGAAGGTCGCAGGGGCTACGGGTTTCCATGTCAACCCAAAGGATCACTTACCCTGCGCGACGGCGGCGCGTCGGCTGGGGCGCTTCCTCTTCTTCCGATGGGCCATCCATCGACATAAACTCGACGATCTCAAAGATCGGCGTGTAAATGCGACCATAGCTTTTGTGCTGATAGTGCTCTTTCTTGAGCAGCACGACCGGCACAGGCTTCGACTCATCTACAGACACTTGGTTGGCAAACGCGCTTGCTAACGCCTCGTAGGAACGCTTTCCACCGACCGAAGTCGTCGAATAGCGCGCCTCAAGGCCCTTGTCCTCGCCCGTCAAACACTTCAAGCTAAACCCGACTTGCTTCTCCCAACCCCTCGCGGAGTTAGGCGGCGCGTCATCGGTATCGGGCAACGGATCGGTCAACGCAACCATCTTCTCGCCAAGCACTACGCCGTCGCCCCAGGCAATCCAACCATGTACGAAGGAGAAGGGGTTCACGGCCCACTTTGAATCAGGCTCGACTTCAGTCTGATCCGCGCCAAACACCCAATGGCCGGTCTTGTCCATTTTCAGGATGACCGAACCAGCGGAAGCGGCGGGGGCTGCAACGGTCTTGATGGCCGTTGCGATTGCTGCGAGAGCGGGGAGACCAGCTTTATTGAAGGCTACTAAATTTGACATAATTTCATCCTAGTTTAAGAAGAGCAGTTTTCATCTGCTCGGGGAGGAACACAACCGCTGACCGAGGATCACTCTCCGGGGCGATTGTAGTTCCCGACGACACCGCAACTACGATGTCATCGGGGAGGTTGAGTTTACTCCTTTTTAGGATCTTCTCAACCTTGGCGGGCGACAGCAAAGCCGTCTCCACCAATTCTTCACGGTCAACGCCTAGCTTAGTCAGCGCAGCGTAAGCCTTGTCTTCGTCAACCCACTGACGCAGCGCGCGCTTAGGGACCAGTTTGTAACCCTGAACCGGCTCGCCAGACTCAAGAATCTGGTGCGCCAAATCGCGCAGGTCAGCGATCCATTTCTCGACCAGATCGGCAGTCGCCAAGTACGCGCCGATCTTTGCGGGGTCTAGGTCTTTGATCTGCACCTTGAGCGCCCGTTCTGCCGCGCCGGTCATCTGTGGGCAGATCGGCTTGGCTGGGCAGTAGCGGCAATGGTCGCCAACCTTAAGAGGCGCAGCGGCGTTTTGTGACGCCGTGACGGCGTGAACCAGATCACGCTCAAACTGCTTAATGCGCGCGATTGTGGTTGTCCACCGCTTGACCGCTGGCGGCTGGACGATGACCATCTCAACCTCAGATACACCCTCAAACGCCCATTCCAGACCCTTAGTACGCATCGCAGCGGCGGCGTAGAACAGCAACTGCTCGTTCTCTTCAACATCTACTTCACCGCGCCCAAACTTCCAGTCGAGCACAACGGCGCGGTCGTCGATCCGACCGATCAGGTCAGCAGACCCGAACACGCCGGGAAGTAGTTTGCCGAAGTTGACGTGCGACTCGACCTTGTACTCCATGTTGCCGTCTGGGTCGATCTCGTTCAACGCGGCCATCGCCGGAATAATTTTTTCCTCAATCAAATCAAGGGTCATAATTTGATCGTTCTCGGTCATGTTGATTACGCTCATGATCTCAAGCGATGGATCTTCTAACAACATCGACATCGCGCTGTGGCATAGCGTGCCTTGATCAGCCGCGTCGCCCGCCACACGAGGGGGCATCTTCTGCACAAGCGCGACTGAGCCTGGGCAGTTGACCACGCGCTTGGCGGTCGAGCCGCCAACAATATTAGAGTGCATTTGCTTTCCCTTTGATTAGGTTCGTAAGTGATTCCTGCGACAACATCGCAGGGTTGTGCCGTCCAAGCATCTTAGTAACCCACCCGCGTTGCCAGAGCAGCGACAGCGACACTTTAGCGCCAAGGGCCAGCAACTCTGCCGTGGTGTAGGTCTTGCCGCCGGGGGCTACCCAAGCGTTTTTAACGCGCCAGTGCGGCACGCACATTACGTTGCCTTTATAGAACACGGGGGTCAGGTCCAACGGCTCAAAGTCGCCGTTGTCGTCTTTCATGATGTGGATGAGGTTCATTCTGCGTTGTCCTCTTCGTGGCTGATGGTGACCTTATACAGCGTGGAATACCCGCTGCAATCGAACTCTACTTTGTTGAACTTGGCGTTGGGCAGCAAGCTCTCAAGGTAGGTGATGAGGATGTTCTTGATCTCTTCGCGCTCTAAGATGATTTTCACTTTGGATTCCCGTTTAGTGAAGTGGTTGGAGATGTCATCTTGCCCGATCACGATCTGCTTGTCAACAACTTTTTCGCAAGATATGATGGCGGCATGAAAGAAAGCGAGATCGAGCGACACTTTGTCTGGACCGTCGAGACGATGGGCGGCAAGACGTACAAATTCACAAGCCCCGGCGTTCGGGGCGTGGCTGACCGCGTGGCGTGTCTACCGGACGGGTCGACGTGGTTCGTGGAACTCAAAACGAAGGGGGGAAAACTAAGCAAATTACAAGAACACTTCGGCGCAACCATGCGCCAACTCAACCAAAACTACACAGTAATCTGGAACCTAGAAGGGGTAGCACAATGGTCCTTAGACCTTACCAAGAAGTAGCCGCAGACTTTCTGTACGGCCAAGACCGCGCAATGATTCTAGCGCCCGTGGGGGCTGGCAAGACGGCAATTACGTTGACCGCGCTGTCGGCGCTTCTCAAAATCAAACGCAACGCTTTAGTGCTTGCGCCCAAACGAGTAGCCGAAAGCGTATGGGCGACCGAGGCCGCGAAGTGGGCTCCTGAGTTGACCGTCGCGGTCGCGGTCGGCACACCAAAGCAGCGCCAGAAAGCGTTTGAGTCCGGCGCGCAGGTCGTGGTGACCAACTACGACAACATTCAGTCGATGCCGCATTTGGACTTTGACTGCATTATTTTTGATGAACTGACGCGGCTCAAGAACCCGTACGGCGCGCGGTTCAAGGCGCTCGCCAAGCTAATCCACCACATCGAAATCCGGTGGGGCTTGACCGGATCGTTCACCAGTAACGGGTTGGAAGATGTGTACGGCCAATGCAAGATCATCGACCAGACGCTGCTTGGGCGCTCTAAGGGCGCATTCTTGCAACAATACTTCATCGCCATAAACCCAGAATTCGGCCAATGGACGCCGCGCGCCGGTAGTTTGGAACACGTCATGGAGCGTATCAAACCGGCCACCTACGTCCTTGAACCGGGAGAGTACAGCGACAAGCTACCGCCGCTGCATATCGTCCATGTGGACTGTCAGATGCCGATGGATCACTACAACAAACTTAAGAAGGAGTTTGTTCTCGACAATATTGTGGCGGTTAACGCTGGCGTGGTGACGGGCAAGCTACAACAGATGGCGTCTGGGTTCGTATACGACACGTATCAGACGCCCGATCTGGTTATGAAGGGCAAGTTCATCACGCATCAGACGCCGATCTGGTTCTCAAAACATAAGTTTGAGGCGCTGGACGATCTGCTGGCCGAGAACCAACACGCCAACACAATTCTGGTGTATCAGTACCAAGAAGAATTGATGGAACTGCACCGCCGTTACTCCAATCTAGTTACGCTTGACGATGATAACGCCATCGAACGCTGGAACGCCGGTCAGATTGAACTGCTGGCGGTCCATCCTAAGTCTGCCGGTCACGGTCTGAACCTTCAACACGGCGGCTGCAAGATGGTCTTCGTGTCGCTGCCGTGGTCGCTGGAGTTGTTTGAGCAGACGGTCGGGCGGCTACATCGCAGCGGCCAGCGCCGCGACGTGTGGGTCTACATTATGTCAACTCAGAAGACGATTGACGAAAAAATTTGGACGGCGCTTCAGGACAAACGCGCCGTTTCTGACATCGCTATGGAGGCGCTTAAATGAACGCAGTTCAATTACCTGATGAATTAGTCCAAGGCATCGCACTTAAAAGCGGAGGGTCATGGGGCGACGCAGCGCCTGAAGACAGAGAATTTTTTAAACGCTTCGCCAACCTTGTCGCCGCGCATGAGCGGGAGAAAGTGGCTAATTGGATGGTCGAACGCAGCTATGCGACAGGGCATGGCGATACGGTTGAAGACCTGCTGACAGAAATAGATTGGCAAGTTGCGGAGCGGGAACGAGAGGGGTGCGCCAGCGTAGCCGAATCATATGAGCCAACTTGCGACACTTGCCCGAGCGGTGTTGCTAACGCTATCCGCGCAAGGGGAGAGAAATGACCTACACCTGCCTACGATGCGGCAAACCAATCCGCACCATCATTGTCCACTGTCCGTACTGTGGGAGATGCCCGTTATGACTACCCCCGATGTGACCCCCGAAGTCAACCCCTATGTGATTGACTGCCCTCGGTGCGGTCATTGCTGCCCAGAGCAGAAGTGGGTCGGACTAACAAATGAGGAAATCAAATCCCTGCCTAGTTGGTGGCCTAGTTACGAGGACGCCCCGGCTTTGATTGAATTAGTTAAAGATGTAGAAGCTAAGCTAAAGGAGAAAAATGAAATACGGAATTCTTGACGACGAAGGCAACGTGATCCGGTGGGTCTGGCATATGCCGCCATACCCGCACATCGTCCAGAAAATCAAACGCCAGCGTAAACCCAAGCTGGACTTGTCAAACGTACCGGAGGCTCTGTTTTGATCATCAACGGCAGAATCATTAAAGACTGGGACAAGTCCCAGATCTCAACCGGCTACCAGCGCCCCAACCAGTTCCGCATCATTACCTGGGACATGGGGCGAGTGCAAAGCTGGCTACTAGGTAAGCAACCGCTGTCCCGCACACTACTAGAGAAGGTGATCCGATGAAGTTAGTCCGGGCAAAACTGATCGCCGCGCGGGAAGAACTTATAATTCGTCAGCGCGAACTGGCCGCAGCGCAACGCAACTACAACCGCGTACTTGAAACCCTTAAAGACTTAGAGGTGCGACTTGAATCACACTTGGAGGGGCTTAAACGTAGCTCTGAAGACGCTGGACGAGCAGATGGTACTGGAGATGCTGAACCACGAGAAAGCGACTGAGGCTCGCGCCAGCATCCTGCGCCGTATACACCAACGCTATAACACTCTGCGCGTATCGCGCGAGCGTATCGAACTACTTCAACAGGCTAAACAACCATGACTGATTTCGGCGCGTGGCGCTATGAAAACCTTGTGCAGTTTGCCAAGGAAGCAACCGAGCGAATGAACCTTCTAAATGCGGAGATTGAGGCGCTAAACGCCGATTTAAAAGCGGCGATTAACGCTTACCGCGACCTACTTCGCCGCGACGCCCTTGGATTTCTCAAAGCTACGCATCCCGCCGAAGCCGAGAAGACCGGCGAGTAGGGTCATCAACTGTTCTACTTGGAGGTCTGGCGGTGCGGCCAGACCCTTTGGGATCAGGTCCACGCCCTGCCCAAACGCCCAGACCCACTGCATCAGAGGGTAGCCAAGAAATTGGTAAGCCAGACCTGCAACCCCAACCCAACCCACAGCAGGACGCCAGCCACTGACAAATACGCTAGTAGACGCCGCTTCGATCTTGTTGATGTCCACTTGCGCGAGGTCTGTAGCTTGGTCGATACGCTTCTCTTCAAGGTCGAGCTTGCGCTCTTCCAGCGCCATTTGAAGGCGTTCTTTGTCTGTCGTAATGAGGTCGCCCGCGACCTTACCCACGCCTTCAATGATGCTCCCTATTCCAATAAGATCCATTAATTCAAGCCCCGTAAGGTTCTTTGAATCCAGCCCAGAAGAAACTTGGACTGTGTACGATTCTTGTTGCAGATGTCCGCGTAGCGCGTGATCTTCGCCAGCGCGTAGGCTTTCTTGAACGCTTCGGGTTCAACATTGTTGAACTTCTGCAAGGTCACATTGCCGACCGCGCCGTCTGGGGTAGCGCCCACGATCAACTGCGCGAGCTTGACCGCAACTTTGATTCCGGTGTTTACGCCGAAATTGAAGATGTTTTCTGCAACAACTTGCTGCGTAATTTCATCCCCTCGTACACGATCCCAAAACTCAACCTTATAAAAGTTGCGAACCATCCCAGTAAGGAGCGGATTGTCAATAGCGCCGTTGTCAATAAGATTCCATCCCGGCCAATGCGGGTTCGGATTTCGTGCGATTCCAGCATAGGTCATCCCTCCGGTATCACCCGGAACAGTGTGTAGGACGTAACCGCCTTCATCAACGATCATTTTCTCAAACGCGGGATTGAAGTTAGCCATTATGCGGCCTCTTGTTGATGAGGTCGAAGAGCGTCTTGACCTTTTCCTCAAGCACCGCGACGCGCAAGTCGAGTTTGGCTAAGACGACAATCAACGTGATCAGCGCAAGAATCGCTGGCGACGCTTTTAGGATAAGTTCAAATGCGTCCATTAGTATTCACTCACATCAATAAGTTGACCACGGAAGTTAATAATACCTTCGGCGTGTTTGCTGACCAACTCAGGCCAGAGTGGTTTACCGTCTTTCATCGTTATCACGGCAAAGCCGCTGCGCCAGTTGACCGGCCCGTCTTCAAGGTAATCAATGAACTGCGGTCCATCAATCTCAGCAAGCGTGCCTGTGTCAACGCCCCACCGAGTGCCATTATAGTCACCAAACGGTGTGACCTTGAGGCTGTGTAGATGGCCTGTGATGGTTGTGACCCCAGAGTTTACGGTGTTGTTGTGGGTAGCGTGGACGCCGCTCTTATAGCGATGTTTAATAACTACGTTATCAGACAACCAGCAAGACCAGCACGGATGCCACTTAGGGAAATGGTCTTTGAGTGCCGTGCCGCCGACCCCCTCAAACTGTGGCGCTGCTTCGGACAAGCGCGATTCAAAGCGCGAATCGTGGTTACCTAACGGCCAGATCAGTTGCGTGTGATGGCGGGCCTTCTCGCAGGCGTCTTCAATTTCTTTAAGTGCTTCCTGACACGCTTGCAGTTCCTGCTTCACGTTTGGGACGCTGCTCCAATTTATTCTGGCGTGGCGGCTAATTGAACTTCCGTCAAAAATATCGCCGTTGGCGACTACAACGTGCGGTTTAAGTTCGTTTATTGCCCATAACAAGCCCTTGAAGGCAGTTGTTCGGATGCCAGGCCAGAAGTGTGCGTCAGAAAAGATGATGGCAATCCCATCAGTCAGACCAGCTTCGTAACGCGCTTTTTGGATGTGGATTGGTTTGCCAGTTGATAAGTTAAGATTTAACTTATTTTCTAGTGTACGCCGCCGAGTGTGGACGCGACGTTCAGAAAGGCCAGTGGCCTTAGCTACTTTAAGTGGTGATTTGTGCTCGTCCCATAACCGCAAAAACTCTTCGTCTGTGATTTTCATTTTCATGATTCTTCATCCTTTTGGAAGAACCACAGCAAATAGCACAGTTTTGTTGCGGTTGGGTGACCCCCCGAGCTTGTCGGGGGGCCTAACTATTACTCGTCGGTCTGTTCGTCAAACTCTTCTGTTTCAACTTCCACTTCGTCATCAGCGTGGGCTTGGAAGAGAGCGTCGGCGGTCGAAGAGAAAAGCGAGGAAAGCGTGAACTCGTTGATGTTTGCTGCTTTAGCAACAAGGAACGCCACCGAGAACAGAGCGTTCAGGGCGTCAACTGGCTCAGAGTCATTGATCGCGTCAAGAATGTTGTCTTTCATGTCAGGCTCCAGAAAAAGGAACTTCATCTTACGAACTATCGATTACCGTTTAATGAACTTTCATTAGCATCGTCAGCAGCATCATAATGATCGCCCCGCCGCCCGTGATCAAGATCTGCTCAAGGCGCTTGATCCGCGCGTGGATACCGCGCGTTTCTTTCTCGATACCTTCGTACCGAATCGCGCAGACATCCACGTGGGCGTCAATCTTGTGATCAACTTCAGATAATGTAACCATCATTGGCCTAGTTGGTTGACTATGGGAAGGCCCATTAATGCGTTACGCAATCCGGGCGTAAGGGTATCTTGAGCTAAAAAATCGGCGCGGTTGTAGTTTGGGAGCGCACGGTTTTGTCCTGCTCTTGACAAAAGGTAAGCCCGCGCGGCAGCAGAAGTTGCTTCCGGTACGACAGCACCAAGCGCCCCCATTATAGGACCGCCAGTCATTGCGCCCAAACCTGCGCCTACCATACCAGTCATGCCGCGCCCAAGCATTGTGCCAGTTCCCGGCGCGCCAAATTGCGATGGCGGCTGGTTAACGCGCGGCGCTACGTTTGCAAACGCGCCGATGGTTTGAAGATCGCCGGTAAGATAATCGCCGCGTTGTAGATCGCGCGCTAATTTTTTAGCGTCAATAGAACCAGATCCTTCTCGCACCGCGTCTTCTACAACATGGCTTATAGCCATACGCTGCCGCGATGCCCTAAACTGGTTAAGCATTGCTTGAGCGTTAGGGTTTCCGGTGTTTGCTAGATTTCGCTCAATCTGATCTTCAAGCGCATTTGAAATCTGGCGTTGCGCGTGTGCTAAATCGTTGTTACCGTTCCTAAAATTGGCCGTTGCCTGTTGGCGTAGCGTTCGGGTTGCTTGTAGAGCATCAGCAGAGTTAAACGCCCCCACTCGGTAAGGAGCAATTGTCTGAGCAACAACGTCAGGAACAGCACCAGGAAACGATCTACCCGCGCCGGTATATCGCTGATCTATTTGATTTAACGTATTTTGAAATATGTTATCTGTGGGCATCTGCCCAAGATTCTGCAACGGCGCGTATCCAGTATTAAATTCATCCGCGCGTATGCGTTGCATTGCTTCAGACGTAATTGGCTGATTTTCTGGCAATCCGACCGCGCGGCGCGCCAGTCTGTCAGTAGTTTGCTGGTTAGACGATGACGCCGCCTGCTCAAGGCGCGTCTTGCCACCAATACGTTCAAGCAACACGTTTTGACTTGACGGAGAAATACTGCCTGGGCTGACAACAAAACCTTCTTGTTGTGCTTGTCGAATGGTCGCGTCCCGAACCGCGTTTTGTTGCTGCGCGGCTTGTAAAGTTGCTTGCCGTCTTTGCGCCGCTGCGGTTATGCCCGCTGGCGTAGCCATGCCTGCGGCGACGCCCAACTCAGGACTGCCGGTTGTTTCAGCAACAGTCTGACCAGTTGCCCCACCGAGCATATTTTTAAGTACTACAGAACCTAACTCGGGCAACGTACGGGTTGGAGTCATCAATCCACCCGTACCGGCTTGAACAATAGAACTAAGCACACGTTGTTCTGGCGTTCTGTTTTGTTCTGCTTTAATCAATCCAAGTCTACGCAGCGCATTTGTCGCGTAGTCTGGAGTTGTAATGCTGCTTGGTTCTGGCGCAAGATCGCGCCGCCCCGCTAAAGTAGCGAGCGTTCCAAACCCCATCTTGCCCAGATTCATAATGTTGTACGGCGCGTTCAGCAACAAGTCTGCTGTGCCACCCAACATTTCATACGGCGCGCTTTCAATAACTCGCATCGTTGACGGTGCTTCCGGCACACGTGGAGTAAATTTAGGGGTGGCTTGCATCCGTTTAATTTCAACGGCTAATGTTTTAGCTGCCTCAACATCACCCGCAGCGTCGGCGTTTATTAACGCTTTACCAAGTTGGTCAATGGTAGCCATTATCCACCACCGTATTTTTTAAGCAGATCGTCAACGCTTGGTTTTCCTTTACCGGCAGCAGGTGCAGCAGGTGCAGCAGGTGCAGCAGGTGCAGCAGGTGCGGCGGGAGGACGACCAACGCGATATTCGTAAGTAGACTCGTACGCTTCTCGTACGCGCGCTTTAGAACCGCGAATTTCGTCAATCAGGTCGTTAATTCCTTGTTTAACATCAGCAATGTTTTGCGTACGATCAAGGCCACCGACAACTGATTTTTCAAGGCGACGCCCTTCTTCGTTCGATACGTTACCCAACGCGCCGCCTGTCTTGGACATTTCGCGCATATCTTGCAACGCTTGGAAACCACCTTTAGCAAAAATTTTGTCGTACGTCGATTGCGCTCGGCTTCCTTCGCGGGTCACGCTAGGCGTGCGACCAAAAATTGGCCCAGTTATTTTATCTAATCCGGGGTCGTCTCGAAGTTTTTCAAGTTCTTTAATGAATAAATCTGATTTTGCTTCAAAGCCGTTGACTGACTGTGTAGCTTGTGGATACGCCGCTTCACGTTTTTGAATGTCTTTTGGTGACAAACTTGGTGAAGCAGGACCGCCGGGAATAGGCTCCAAATCACCAGTCGGTGTATAACGATAGCCAACAGGCGGTCTTACATTAGGCACACCGCCGGACCTTGATCCTTCTCCACCACCACCACCCGCCGCAAAGCGCGCAGGTGTTTGATTGATCGCTTGCTCTGGAGTTACATACACCGGCCGACCACCAGGGCCAATCACCGCAACAGGCGCGCCGGGAGCGCGAGGGGCAGGGGGTGCGGCTTGTGCTTTTTTAAGTTCGGCAAGATTTTCAAGGGTTGGCGCTAACCCTAAAGATTCCATTAACGCAATCTCGGCTGGTTTAACCGCTTCTTTCGGCGGCACAGTCGGCGTAATAAATCTATTTTCTTTAGGTAGGTAGATAGCGTTCCCAACTGTTTTTGGCAGTTGCGACTTCATCCATTCGCTTACGCCAAGAATTTCTTTACCCAAATAATCTTGAAGCTGCGTGGGGTCATCAGGAACTTCGGCTTGCGAGTCTTCAAGCGTTCCAGTTTGCGAAAGCACGGGACCAAGTTCAGGGTCAGCATACTGCATTGCTATAATTTTGCGTACAGCGTCTGGAGTGGTGGCACGTTGTAAACGCTCGCGGAACATACCGGCGCGTTCAACACGGCGAGCGCGGGCGCGGTCTTCATCCGATGCAGCCATTAAACCGCGAGTGCGCTCCTGCCCAAGTCGAGCAGTCTCCTGCCCTAGTCGGGCAGACTCCATATCAATCTGTGCTTTTTGACGATTCAGCGCGTTCGTCTCTTGATCTTGTGCCATCTTCTGCTGCACAAGCGCATTTTGCATAGCCGCTTCTTGACCCTGCATCAACCCTTCAGCAAAATTGGCTGGGCCTTGACGAGCTAGGAGATTAAAGTTAACTGGCATGGTTAGACCTTAAGTAAAATCACCGTAGCGGAATTGTGCGTATGGGTCTTGATACCCGACTGTAGGTGATGGGGAAGAACTACCCCCAAAATTACCACCACCACCAAGATATTTACCCAACGCGCTGCCAACTTGACCGTAAGATGATTCTCTAGCGCGTTGACCATACAGCAAAGCATTAGCCGCTGTTTCGCCTTGGCCCAACATTACGTTTCCAGCATTAGCCGCGTAATTTGAACCCGAGCGTGTCATTTCGTTAGCTGACGTAGGGCCATACCCAACAACACCCGCAAGCGCGTTCCGACGCAATCCTTGCGTGTCGCGGAAACGGCCATATGCGTTTTCAAATTCTTGAGAAGCAAGACCTTGACCGTAGCGTTGCGCCCCTTTGAACGTAGCGCCAGACAACAACCCACCGCGAGACGCAGCAGTACGATCTAACGCTTTCATGCCTTCGGACAACCGGAAAGCATACCCAGGGTCTGCTTGGTAATCTGCGGGAGTAAACCCGCGCACCAGTTCGCCGCCTTGCTCAATACCAGCCAAATACCCCGGCAGAGCATTAACGCCAGCTTCATAGAAAGGCTTTTGCCGCGCAACACCTTCTTCGTACATCTGACGCTGTAGCGCCAATCCACGATCTGAAGCCTCATTTGCAATTCGAGCGGCGTCTTTAGCCGCGCCAGTTGCGCCGCCGCCTAAGGCTTCTTCAGCAGCCCCGCCCAACCCTGCACCAAGGCCAGCAGCAGTTAGTGCCAGACTCGCGCCGCCAGTTGCAGGAGCAAGAAGATAACCCGCTGCTGCACCTAAAAGTTGACCCCAGCCCATTATGTTACCTCCCGCCCAGAAACCCGGATATTGATCGCGCTGGCCGTACCTGCAATTGTACTGATAAAGTCGCCAACCCCTAGAACTTGCCCAACCAACTCTGGGAACGTGTAGACCTCAGACGCGGCGAGCGTTTTGGTTTTGGTGATCAAGTTGGTGTTTCCGGCAGATCCGGTTACCGTAACCAAGTTGACGGAAATTGTAGCAGCAGAGGCGCTGATGTTGGTTGCCGTAAACTTGTCAATGATTGCGGTGACGCCAGTCGCAGTGTACTGGGTTGTTTGCGTGTTCTCGGCAAACTTTGCCGGGACTAGAACTTTGACGGTAACCATCAGTTACTCCAGAAGCAGAATATTGTTAGGTACGTATTGCATCATTATCCAGTTTGTACCGTTAGAAACAAGCGTACATTGATCCCCTGCGTTTGCCAGCAGGATTGAAGTGCCAGCAGCACCACCACCAATTGCCACTACGTTGCTGGACGCCGAGATCAGCGTCTGCGCTTGGTAGTTTTGGAAATACAAAACTCGGCCTAAATAGCCAGACGCGGCGGGCAGCGTGGCGGTGCAAGACGAGCCAGACTTGTTGTTGATGATCCATACGTCTGTATCCGCAACCGAAAAGTCTGCCGTATACGTTACTGGTGCGCTAGACGAGGCAGCAAGAGCCGCATTAATAGCACCAACATCCACAATCGGCTGAACCTGCAACCCATCAATCTGTTTTTGTAACTCCGCAATTTGCGGCAGCAAAGCCACCGGGGATTGTTGAGTGTCTACGTTCTGCGTTAACTCTTGAAGCGCGGCGTCGTAAGACGCAATCAATGTCTCTGGGCTAGGCCCAACGGCAGGATTGTCGTAGACTTCTACAGCCGCGTTGTTTAACGACAGAAAGAACAAATACCAAGCGCGATCAATAAACCCCGTGCGCGGATCAACTAGCGGTACACGCGGCGGCGTGATCGGCGTCACATTAGGCATTTGTGCCGCTCAAAATCAACTCTGCGCCCATGATCACCGTCTTGACCGGATCGGTCCCCGAAACTTCATAAACTCGGTCGCGCAGTTTTAAGGTCATTCCAAGCCGCCGCCAGAACACCCGATGATAATAAGCGCCAATCTTGCCAACTGGCGACCAGTGTTCGTTAGACCAAGTATGGCCCCCATCATCTGACCAACGCAGCATAACTTCGGGGTTGTAACCTGGTGCAGCAGGGTATGAATTGGTAACAATTTCATACCCAGTGATGTCAGTATCTGATAGTTCGTATTGCCCAAGCGGTTCAAAACCATCCCCTGCTTCGGTGGTCAATGTAACGCCTGATTGAGTAGCCAAAAATGTTTGCACATATTCAGCCACAAGATTTAACCCAGATTCAGTGTCTATATTTTCACTGTCATATCCGGGGTATAAATTTAGTCCTACGCCAGACTCGCAATCAAGTTGTAGGCTATGGTGCGCGGTGCGTTTTAGGTTATTCTGCCCAGTAGGTAGCGCCCGCCAAGAGCGCAACCATTTCTGAATGCCGCCGTTGTCGGCGTACACATCTAAGTCAAAAGCGTACAAATTGCCGTTTTCAAAATCGCCAACGACAATCTGATTGTTAAACGCCATCTGACAATTGCTGCGGTGCCGCGTAAAGTCACCGTTTACCCAGCCAGCCCGCTCATGCCACGCTTGCGTCGCCGCGTCGTACACCCACGTAGCGTTGCCGGTTGGGAACGTCAACACATAGAAAGAATGACCGTCCTGCTGATATGTGTAGGCAATCGCGTCAGAGATGTCACTGTACTGCTGAATTTGCCATTCAATCGCATGGGTTGAAATCCGCTGGCCGGTATAGCCGTTGGCACGGTAGACCATGCCCTGACCGCGACGGTCGCGCCCAAGCCAGAACAT